AGCCTACCCTGCCCGAGTGTTACCAGCTTGTGAAGGGTGAAGCCTAGTTTGCTGCAGGGCTTTGTTTGTTAAATATTGTCAATTTTTGTTAAACATTTTTTGGAGGTTAAACCATGAGAAACGACCCAGGAAGCAACCAGAATTTTTTAGAGGTTTTTGCTGCTGCCGACACGGCAATTGGCACTGAAGTTACCAGTGCCGTTGACCATGGCCAGTATGGCCCTGCAGTTACATTTTTTGTGTCTGCAGGTTCCATTGCAACCGATAGCCTTACAGCCACTGTGCAGCACAGCAGCACCCTGGCAACCGACTATACGGACGAAGTTACAGGCATGGGCAACGATGTAAGTGCAACCATTGCAACACCTGCTGGCAGTGCCCAGCTTAATGTGCCCAACCCAAGGGAACAGTACAGCCGACTTAAGGTTGTGCTGCAGGGCCAAACCGTGTTGTCTGTTGTGGCAGTTGCTGGCCCTAAAGACAGAATTCTGCCACCTGACGGTTCTATAGCATAGTACCTGGCAGAACTGTTTAAACCTTAAACCTAAAAGGGGGCAGGGGTACAACTGCCCTGCCCCCTTTTTTCCTTGGAGGGAAATTAATGCAGCCAATAACCGTCAAAATGAAAAGACAGTGGCGAAGGTACCTGGCCAATACAACACCAAGTGTGCCACCTGGTTTGGCAAGGACACTTATTGCCAAGGGCTTTGCTGAGGCATATACGGAGCAAGGCCAGGCAGGTACTGCTGACCAGGCAACCCTTGGTGACCAGGCAGCAGCAACCATAACCAAGCCTGCAGCACCTGTTGCAGCAAAAGAACCAGGGCCGACCAAAAAAGCAGTAACAGGCCCCAGCAATACAGGCGAAAAAAGAACCCAGGGAAAAACCAAAACCAAAAAGGCCAAGCCAAAAACCAAGGCCAAAACCACAAAAAAATGAGGGTAAGCTATGGGGTTTGAACTTTGTACATTTGCAGAGCTTAAGGGCATACTTAAGCTGGATAAAAACACCATACAGGAATACCCTGCCCTTAATGTACTTAAGGCTTCGGTTGAGGCAGCCATTGAGGCTTACCTGGGCAGGGCACTTGAAAGCATAGAACGGACAGAAACAGTTTACCTGGGCAGGTTTGGCACCAGCATGGTGTCGTTAAATGGCCTGCCAGTTACTGCAGTAAAAACTGTGGTTGCCACAGATGCCTATGGTAACCAGGAAACACTTTTGGAGGACAGCCAGTTTAGGGTAACCCCTTATGGCTTAAGGCTGTTTGCCCAGTACAAGGACATTGAGCTTGCTGTAACTTACACTGGTGGCTATGCAGCAGGCAGTGTGCCTGGTGACATAAGCAGGGCAGCCCTGCTGCAAACAATTTATGAAAATGAGAAAAGCCCACACCTTGGTGCCGAAACTGTACAAAATGAAGGGGGCAATATTACTTACCCAGAGCTTGGCCTGCTTAAGCATGTTAAGCAATTACTGGCACCTCATGTGCACCCCTTAAAGGTAGGTGCCACAGGTGGCTGAACCAACCGTTAAATTTGTTGGCACCAGGGAAGTTGAAAGCCTTTTGGAAAAGCTGCCCAAGTCAACCTTTGAAAAAACCAAGGAGGCCTTTGGCACAGCCACCAAGGAAACACACAGGCTGGTGCAGCAGAAGTTTACAGCAGGCCCCCTGCATGTTCGTACAGGCGAGGCCAAGCGGTCTTTTAAATACCAGCTTACTGGCACAAGCCTGGAAAACCTTATTGCTTCGGTTTACAGTGGTGCAGTTAATGGCAGCATTTTGGTGTACATACCAGTGCATGAATTTGGGGCCATGGGCGAAAAGCGGATTAAAGCAAAAAGGGCATACAGCAAAGTTCCTGGTGGCCCTTACCTAAACATACCAATGCCTGCCAACCTAACTGCCAAAGCAGGGGTTGCAAGGTACAATGCTTACGAGGTTTTTCGGGCTGGTGGTTACCTGGCCAAGGTTGGTGGTGCTGCCCAAAAGTGGTTTGTAATGAGCAAGGACGGTGTGCCAATGTTTAAGCTGCAAAAGTATGTTGAAATAAAACCAAGGCTGGGCTTTTACGATATTGCAGACGAACAAACCAAACAACTTATTGGCACCCTTGAACAACAGTTACCAGAGGCATGGAGGCAGCTATGACAACACCAGCCGAAATTACCATTTACGATGAAATTGAAGCCAGGGCAGGTAACATAAACCAAACAGGTGGTTACCACACCACAGTACAAGACATTGAGCGGTCAAGGCTTAAGCCGTTTATTGAAGGGGATTGGCCCAAGTTTTCCTTTTGGCCTGTAAGGGCACCACAGGAGGACACTGATTATGGTGACGAACAGCACACCATGACAATTATACTTGGGTACTTTGACAAAACCAGTGACGAACCGTTTGCCGACCTGGCAGCCAGGCTTAAGGCAGATGTGGTTACGGCAATGCACAGGCAGACGACTTACGATGCACTTACAGGGCAGGGGCCAAATGTGGCCCACAATGCAGATTATGACCTGGGTGGGTTGGTGCAGGCCTTTACGGTTATAAGCACAGAGTTTGTTTTAAATGAAGGCCAGGCCCCTTACTGTGGGGTGCTGGTTGAATGTGATGTTAAATACAGGTCGCCCATGGGGGATCCTTTTACAATAGATAATGGTGCATAAACACTGGTGTTGTGGGTGGGCAGCAGCAGTGCAAACTTTTAAAAATTAAATAAGGAGAACAAAAAAATGCCTCTTGTAACCAGCAGAACAGACTTAAGCCAGGGGGCCAAGACCAGTGAAAGTGTTGCCTTTACGGCTTCATCTGGGGCCAACACAACCTTAACTGGAACAGGCTTACCAGTTGTGGCAAATGGTGATTTTTTTGAAATACGAAACCACCCAATTGCAGGTAACAATGGTTTGTATATTGCCACAGGAACACCAACCACCAGCTCTGTTTCCTGTACCAAGGTAAACGGCAGCAACCCAACTGACGACACAGCCGAAACTGTGGATTGGTTGGGCGACACTACCACATACAAGTCTGTATTTTTTGATACTGCAGGGCTTGGTGTGTACATACTAGAGCAGGGCAATGTTGACGCAGCAGGTGTAACAGGCAAAGCCATTTACAGTTTTATGATGCAAGAATGGAAAGATGATGATTACTTAATTGCCAATGCACCTTTCCCCATGCTTACCATTGACAGTGATGCTGGTAAATACATTATGGGCCAGGATGCCAGTGGTAACAACAGTGGCTGGGCATGGGTGGACAACGGCACCCACAGCATACGAACAAGGAAGCTGTTACGAAATGCTGGCTGGGATGAAGTTGACGCAAACGGCAACACCATTGCCAGGTATGTTGGTGTTGTTACCCTGGGGTCGTTTGAAGACGAAAACAACGATAATGCTTATTACCAATTTGGTACTGACACCACAATTGACGACACGGTTGACTTTTCCTTTGCTGGGCCTGTTAATGAGGCTGTTAAGTTTTATGACCTTATTGGTGATTTAACTGGCGACACCCCAAGCTATGACAGCACCAGCACAATTATAAGGTCAACTGGCAGCTTTATTACTGACGGCTTTAAGGTGGGTGGCCAGGTAACAATAATTGGCAGCACCAGCAATGACGGCACATACACCTTAACTGCTGTGGCTGCAACCACCCTTACAGTAAGTGGCACACCACTTACGGTTGAGGCCTGGGGCACCAGTGAAATTGCAGTAAACAACAGCAACCAAATTACCCTACGGCTTAGGGTAAGGGATGCCGACCCATACGGTAAAACATTTGCCCAGGCCAATTTGGAATCGGCAGGTAAAGCTGCCTTGGGCAGCTTTGTTTATTCCTTCCCCCTGGCAAACAGCACTGACCTTAAAGTTGAAGCAGCCGACAGGGACATTGACAGCAACAGTGACGGCACAGCAGACCAGGCCCCATACAGTGGCATGAGCATTACCTATTATGACACACCACAAGCCAAGGCTGGCCTGGTGGGTGGCAGCTTTAACTTTGGCATAATCATAAATGCCAACAATGGTACTGCCCAGCAGGTGTATGAGTTTGTGCAGTGGTCGCTTAGGTCAACAGGTGGGTTTGGCAGTGGTGATATTGACGCTGACGCAGACACGGCAATTGGCCGTACAATGGATGGCCTTATGCGGTTTGTTGGTGACAACCTGGAAGTTGGTTCGGTTGATGGTGGCTTAACATTTCCAACCAACCCAGATGGTGGTGGCAGTGGTGTGTTTATTGACGGCCTTAATGCTGCCAGTAAAAACAGTGTTTCGTTTTTTGATAACACTGGCACAAGCAGGGCCTTTCCAGAAACCATACCTGTTACCCTGGATTTTAATGCCACCCTGGTTAATGACACGGCTGCTGAATTTGATTTGTTTTACGACAGAACAATACGAACTGCAGTTGCCGACTTTGTTTTAACTGCAGTAAGTGGCAACACAGGCAGCATTACCTCCACACTTGGCAACCTGCCAACCAATGCTGAAATTGCTGTTGGTGCTTACATAAGGGTACAGGGCCTTACTGGTGGTGACGAGGCCATGAATGGTGTTTACCAAATTGATGTAATAAACACGGCTGGCGAGGATTGGGATGTTAGCAGGTACGACAACAAAACGGTTGTGGGTGTAAGCAGCACTGCTGCCAACATTGACCAAAATTGTGTTGACACCCCAGATGCCATAATAGTGTTTACCGATGTTGGTGTTGACGGTTCCAGTGATATTAGCTTTACAGCACCCGACACAATTACCACCAGTGGCACACCTGACTTAAGTGTGTTTACTGACGGCATGAAAATACAGGTGTTTGGCACTGCCAGCAATGACGGCATTTACACGGTTGACGGCAACAGCAGCAGCACCACCTTAACCACCATTGAGCAAACCCTGGAAAACGAAAGCAACACCAGTGCCGAAATTGACCAGCTTGTAAGTGGGCTTACCAGCAATGACGATTTTTCCTTTTCCTATGACTTTGACGGCAACACCCAGGGTGGCCGTACAGTAAGCACCAACACCTATGTTAAGGCAAAAGCCATTGGTGCCGACACGGCACAGTACACTGTAAGCACTGTGCAAACCATACAGTCTGGCACACCACTTACCATACCACTGGTAAGCCAGACGGAAAGGAATTACGAATAGTTCTAGCAACCAGCAGCCAGGTGCAACTGGTGCCTGGCTGCTGGCTGGGGGAGAATTATGACAGCACCTTCTTACTTTACAGACCTGCAGGGTATTACCCTGGCCACAGACAACACTGGCTGGTCTGAGCTTTCTGGCCACACAAGTGGTGGTGCCGATTCCACAGAAGATACGGTTTTTATCCAGGGCATAACCTGTGTAAGCCAATCAACAGGTGTGGCAACTGGCACCAACACAGGCATGGAATTTGATTACGGTTCTGATATGTCTGGCAGCATGGCTGCAGGCTATTGCTTTTTTATATGGCACATGTTCCTGCAGGCAAATGCAATTGCAACCTGGGACAATGGTGGCATGAGGTTTGGGGTTGGCAGCAGCAGTGGCAACATGAATTTCTGGAAAAGCCTGGGCAGTGATGAAGGCAGAAACCCTTATGGTGGCTGGCAAAACAAAGCCATTGACCCAACATACACCCCAGACTATACAGACGGCAGCCCCAGTGCTGGCAACTATACGATTTTTGGTTCATGGCCAAATATTGTTTCGGCAGTGAACAAGGGCAACCCACACTGTGTTGATGCCATACGGTTTGGCAGGGGGCAACTGCTTTGCCTGTACGGTTCCAGTGGTGATGGGTACGCAAACTTTGTTGACCTTTCTGCCAAAAACGATGCCAATGACGCAACCAATGGGTACAACAGGTGGGGCCTGTTCCAAAACCAGTTTGGCTCATACCTGTGGAAAGGCCTGCTGTCAATTGGCAGTGCCAGCACAGCATGCGAGTTTGTTGATGCCAACAGGTTTATTGTTGTGGACGATTGCCCCAGGACATACACAGAATTTAACAAAATTGAAATAAACAACAGCAGCACTGTTGTGGATTTGGCCTCCATAACCTTTAAGGCCCTGGCCTCAAGTATTGGCACAGATGCCCCTGGTTATTTTGAAATGGTTGATAATGCCACAGTTGGCATGGATGCCTGCAACTTCATTGACATGGGGGAGTTTATTTTTGACAGCAATGCAACACTTACCAACTGCCTTTTCCAAAGGTGCCTTGAAGTTACCCAGGGAGCAGGCACATTTACTGGCTGCACCTTTGACCAAAGCAGGGCAGCAGTTGCATTAAATGTTGGCAACGATATTGCCAATGTTTCCGATTGTGCTTTTATAAGTGACGGCACAGGCTATGCCATGGAAGGGTTTAGCACTGCCACAACTTACACCCTGGACGGCTGCACCTTTGATGGTTATGCCAGCAGTGACGGCAGCACAGGCAACGAGTGCATTCATGTGCTGGCCAGCAGTGGCACAGTAACCATAAACTATACAGGCGACCTGCCAACCATACACAGTGAGGGGGCCACAGTTAATGTGGTGTCCTCCGTTTCGGTAACCTTTAACAAGCTAAAAGATAATTCAGAAGTGCTGGTATTAAACAGCAGCACAGGTGCAATAATTGCCCACATTGAAGATGCCACCAGTGGCAGTGAAGACAACAGGAGTTATACCTGGTCGGCTTCGGCCAGCACTGTGGTGGATTACATAATACATTGCTTTCAACCAGGCGACACAATTTACGAAAGCATAAGGGTTGAGGGTTACACTGTACCAAGCACCAACACCAGTATTGACATACAGCAAAGGCTTGACAGAAATGCAGAAAATTAAGGGGTGCAGCCATGCCAACATTTGACGGTGAAAGCCTTATAATTACCCTGGACACTGGGGTTACGGAAGTTGATGTACAAAACGATTTGTACGAGGCCTGGAAAGATTGGATGCTGGCCAGCCCAAACAACCGTAAATACCCTGCAGCCTTTAGGGTAATTGGTGGCGACCCATTAACTGCTGTGCTAACTGCAGGTGCTTATTTCTTTTTGCAAAACAATGACGGCTGGCGAATACGGCCACCAGAGGAAGACATTACAATTGCTGTGGTTGGCAACCTGGCTGGGGAGGATTCAACCTTGCCATTGCTGGTGCCAACCATTGGTGACTATTCTGTTTTAATAGTTGGGCTGCAGCCAGTAACCCAGGGTGTAACAACTTCAAGCAGCCTTACCCAGCAAGATATTGCCGACATTGCAGATGGGGTTTGGGACGAACAATTAACAGGAGCAACCCATAACATACCAACCAGTGCAGGCAGAAGGTTAAGGGATTTTGCCTCAATAGTTGTAAGGTCGGAATTGGCCCAAGGCCCTGGCACAGGCAATAACCAAATACAACTTGACACTGGGGCTTCGGCTGTTGATGGTGCATACGACCCAGCACTTATTGCAATTGTTGAGGGCACAGGTGCAGGGCAAACCAGGTTAATTTTGGAATACAGTGGCAGCACAAAAACAGCAACCGTTGACAGGAACTGGAAGGTAAACCCAGATGCAACTTCGCTTTATGTTATTTCTGGCCACCCAGGCAGGGAACATACAAACGAGGGCTTGGCCCAGGGTGGTGGCACAGATACCATTACACTTAACAACCTGGCTTCGGCAAACGATGCTGAATATGTTGGCATGGTTGTGTCCATAAGGTCGGGCACAGGCGAAGACCAGGCATGCAGAATAATTACATACAACGGCACAACCAAGGTTGCACAAATTGCCAGGGATTGGAATGTGGTACCAGACACCACCAGTGGTTATGTTATTTTGCCGTCTGCTGTTCTTGACATTGCCAAGTTTGCAGGGGTGCTTGCTGGCACTGTTTGGGATACAAACATAATTGACCATGGTATAAGTGGCAGCTTTGGTGGCGAGCTTGCAACCAAGGCAGACATACAGGCAAGTGCTGCCACTGATTTTGACCAGGCAACCACTGCCAACATTGTTTATGGCACAAACGACAGTGGCACCTTTACCGATGCTGCCAGCAGGGATGGTACTTACTGGGTGGTTGGTGAAGATGCCAGCACAGGCTTAACAGTGCAGTTTGACTTTAACTTACCAAGTGCCGACCACAGGGCTGGTGTGTTTACTGTTTTTGGCAGGTACACTGGCACCCCAGCTTTAAACCACCACCAGGAGCTGTGGGCTTACAATTTTGAAGTTGCAGCCTGGGAACAACTGGCAGAAGATTTTATGCCAGGTGGCATTACAGCCGACAACCAGTACAGCCATGAGTTTTACGAAAGGCACATTGACAGGGATAATAACAACCTGGTGCAAATTAGAACTGTGCACCATGTAACAACATACAATGCCAGCCATGCAATTTACTTTGACTATGTTGGCATTTCATCCTTGAAAATAACAACTGCTGAAGACATGGCAGCAGCAGTATGGGCTGCAATATGCGAGGGCAGTTACACTTATGACGATGTAATGAAGCTGGTATCGGCAGCACTGGCTGGCAAGCTAAGTGGTGCACCTGCAGGCCCCATTTACATAAGGGACATAAACGACACCAAAAACAGAATTGTTGCCACTGTTGATGCCAATGGTAACCGTACAGGGATAACATTAAATGTTTCCGAGTAATTACTTTTGTAAAAGCTACTACACAGAAAAATACTGGCCACCTGTTACCGAGGCCTTACAGGTTATTGTTGTGGCAGCCAGGTACATATTTCGGCACCCAAAAGTAAAAATGTTTTTCAGCAAGCGGAGTATTAAGTAATGGCAACCTTAAAAAGTTTTTTTGCCCACCCAGCAGTTATGCAGTTATACAAAAGGGCAACCAAAATAAAATTTCAAAGGACACAAAAGTTGGTGTTTAAGCACCAGCCAGTAAAAAGGGTTTTTAAATATTAGGAGCAAACAACATGGAAGAACCAACCAGCAAGCAGCCAAGCGAGGAATATTTAATAGAGGCAGATTTTTCCAAGGTTTGGATAAGTGGCGACAGTGTTACCCTGGCAAGCTGCACCTTTACTGCAGTTGACAAAACAGGTGCAGACAAAACCAGCACAGTTACCGACCAAACAACCCTGGCTGCCTCGTCCAGTGGCAAAGGCATAGTGGTAAGGGTAAAGGGTGGCGAGGTTGCCAGTTCGCCTTACAAGCTAACTGCCAAAATAAAAACAGGGCTTAACCAAAGGTGGGAGCTGGACATACCCATGGTAATTTACGATGAATAATTTTTGCTCAAAAACACACTGGGAAAACAGGTACAGCAGGGGGGGCAATTCTGGCAAGGGTTCCCAGGGAAAGCTGCTGGATTTTAAAGCCATGGTTATTAATGATTACATACGGAAGTATGGCATTAAGTCGGTAATTGACCTTGGCTGTGGTGATGGTGCCCTGGCTTACCAATTACAATGTCGGGTGTACCTTGGTTATGATGTAAGCCAGGCTGCAGTTAATATGTGCAAGGCTGCAAATAAGCGAGGGAGTGGCAAGTATTTTTTCCTGTACGAGGCATACTGTGGCGAGGTTGGCGACCTGGCTTTGTCGTGTGATGTAATTTACCACCTGGTTGAAGACCAGGTATTTGAAGATTACATGGCAACCCTGTTTGGTGCAGCCAACGACCACATTATTATTTATTCGTCAAACAATGAAAACAATGCAGGTGTAAGCCAGCATGTTAGGCACAGGTTGTTTACCAAGTGGGTAAAAAACAACAGGCCAGATTGGGAACTGGTTGGTTACCGTGAAAACAATTTTTCTTTTTACAAGGGCAACCCAAACGGTTCATACAGTGACTTTTACTTTTACCGAAAAAAGGAGGGGGAGCACAAATGTTAGAGTACTTGGTTGGTTGGTTTAAGCGGTTTTGGGATAAGCATGGTGACAGGATTTTTTGGGCAACTGTTGCCCTTACCATTGCTGTGATTGTTTGGAACTTTATGGACATGAGGGCCGAGGCCAAAACGGTCATTATTGGTGTAATGATGTTGGCCTATAATAAAATACGAACACCAGATAAGGAGGAAACCACAAGCAATGAAACACCTATTAAAAAGTAATTTTGTTGTGCTGCTGCTTGTAATGCTGCTGGCATCATGTGCAGGCATGCAAGGCACCAGGGAGGAACAGGCAGGCAAGGCCATGCTTATGGGCCAGGAAACAATTGTGCAACTGGCAACCACTGCAGACCAGTTATGTACTGCAGGTGTGCTTACCCAGGGCCAGTGTGACGACATACGAACTGCTTATGAATTTGCCAAGGTGTATTATGACCTGGCAGAAACAGCACTGGCCACAGCCCTTAAGGTGGAAACGGAAGATGCCTGGGCAAGGTACACGGCAGTGCATAACCAATTTGACAAGGCTTATGCCGACCTGCTTGCTGTTGCAATGCAGCATGGGGTTAAGGTTGAGGGGGTAATAGAATGAACCCAGGTGTGGTGCAATTAATTTTGGCCTTGCTGCCAATGGCTGAAAAGCTGGTGTTTTCCATAGGGGGGCAACTTATGGAACTGGATACCAAAAACCTTACAAGGGAAGATCTGGTTGCAGCATTAGAAAATTCCAGGTCTGAAACCTGGCCCGAGCTTAAGTTTATTTCGCCCAGGGAAGACTAACAAAATACAAAGGAAAAGGGGATGGCCGAAGAACAACGGACAAAAAACTTAGGCCCTGCTGGGCGACAATCGTGCCCTGCTGACGGTTGCGACAAACCAGAGGAAGCAGCCCACAGGGCCGTAAAACAAGTTTTTGCAATACTTGGTGTTGATGTGGACAGACCTGACCAGGTGGAAAGGTTTAGGGAGGGGTTGCGTTTTGGGGAGGCCATGCACAAGTATGCCAAGTATGGAATGTTGGTAATGGTGGGGGTAATGGCTGCAGCATTTTCTGGTGCTGTAATTGTTGGTGCCCTTGAAAAAATAAAATGCTATGTGGTGCCAGGGAGGTAAGCCATGAGGGTTTTGGAAATTATACGGCTGGAAGAAACCGACCAGGGCACCATTGGTGTGCTTAAGGTTGACAAGGTTGTGTGCTGCTTTACCTTGGAACCTTCCGACCAGCTTAATGCCAAAAGTGTTTCGTCAATACCAGCACAGCAGTACACCTGTAAGCTGCACAACTCGCCAAAGCATGGCCTTACCTATATGGTTGAAAATGTACCAGGCAGGGATTTTATTTTATTCCACAGGGGCAATGTGGTTGCACAAACCGAGGGTTGCATTCTGCTTGGTGACAGGGTTGGCAAACTAAAAGGCAACAGGGCCGTTTTAAACAGTGGGCAAACATTTGACCAATTTATGGAAACCTTGGCAGGTGCAGAAAAGGTGCACCTTACAGTCCAAGAAAAATATTAATGAGGGGTTACATAAAGGCATGGCACTTTGCTTTGGCATGTGTGTTTTCACTTTGCTTATGGGTTGTGCTTTATTTGGTTTTAAGGTGGCTTTTGGTATAGGGGGGCAACATGCTTGCAACGGTTATGGAAATACTTAAAAACAACCAGGGCAAGTCAATAAGCATAGGCATGCTGGCACTTATTATTATGGTGTGGCAGGGCCTGGTCCAGTTTGGCGACTCAAGGTGGTCGCTTGCTGCAGACACAAAACAAATACAGCAGCAAATTAATGACCAGCAAATTGACGACCTGGAAGACAGGTTAATGGTTATAAACATGAAAAGGGCAGGGGCAACCCAGGAGCAAATTGACGCTGCCTTAAAAGAAAAATACGAGGCCAGGCTTAATGCCATAAGGCAAAGGCAAGGCCAATAAGACTAAGCCAGCCCCACCACTGCAGCATGGGGCTGGCTTTTTTGTTTTAACTTTGGAATGCAGCAACCAGCATATTGTTTGCCGTTTCCCACACATGGGTGGCACCAGCTTTAACCAGGTCACTTTTTAACCAGCCACACCTGTGCTGTTCAAATTTGTTCCCAAGGCATGCACCCTGCTGCCGATAACCGTTTGGGGTAACCACTGTTACACAGCCACCAGGTGCAATGTGCTTTACTGCCTGGCACAGCAGTGCTGCCCCCTTTTCTTTTTCATAGTGCTCAATAATATCCCCCAGGTGTATGTGCTCATACTGGGTCTTGCCCATTGCCCCCAGCAGGTCTAAAGCGTCACCAATAAAGACCGAGTTATAACAATGCCAAAGCTGGCTGTTGTAGTCTGGGAAAATTTCAATGCCGTCAATAATGGTTTGCCAGCACTCCCTGTTATACCTGTGTGGTTCCAGTTCGGCCAGCCGTATATCTGTCCAGGCCCTAAACAGGGCACCCCACAAGCCAAAGCCAACCCCAACATCAAGTATGGTTTTTGGGTTTTTGCCCCACACCAGGGCACCAACAATTGGTATTGCATCAGGCCTGCTTATTGGCATTTGCCACCTCCTTTTCCCTAAGTGCCTGCACTTCCTCAAGGGTATAAATTTTTGTAAAGTTTGGGTACTGCCCTTCGGCACCATAAGGTGCACTGGGCAAGCATGGTTCCAGTATGCCCTGCAAAAAGCCCCACCTGCAAAAGCTGGTTGTGGCATCCCTGGCACTGCAGTACCCACACAGCCTGCCAAGCCTTAACTCGTCAAACTTTGGCATGCTGCACCTCCTGGCCGTTTTGTTGCCTTAACCCCTTAAGGTATTCAATATCGTCTAGCACAGTGTGCTTATCAAATACCCAACTGCCAGCCAGCTTGCCAGCCCTAAACCTGCCCTGCCTTGCCAGGCATGATACTGTTGCCTGGTCACAAGCAATGCCGTTTGCCTGGTACAGGTCAATTACCTCAGGGGTGGTAATCATTTCCCCAAGGAAAGCCGTGTTGGGCTGGTCTGGCAATTGCCCCATTGCAATGCTGCCAACCTCCCTTTGCAGCAGCACAGTTAATACCTTGGTCATTTCGGCAGCCACCAGTTGCCTTGTTTCGGTTGCGTCTGCCATGTGTGTTGGCACCCTGGTGGAAGCCTTAAGGGTAAGCCTGCCGTCATAAATTGTGGTGCCACCATGCTGGTGCCTGGTAATAACCATGCCACTTGCAAGGGTGTTGTTAATTTTTTCCACCATGTTGTATTACCTCCTTAAAAGCCAAGTTGTTTATAGTACCTTATTTTGCCACCCCTGTTAAGGTGCTGCAGCTTATGTATTATGCTGGCTGCCTCCTGCAGGCAGGCCAACTTGCACCACAACCTGTCTGTGGTAATGGCCTTGCCGTTTCGTTTGGTAATGGTTGCCAGCCTTGGTGATTTTGACCTGGTAACAACCAGGCCCAGCCTTTGGTGCTTACACACATCGGTAAGCCTGGCTGCTGTGCAGGGGTATGTGTGCCCTGTGTAATCACACTTAATGTAAAAGCTGCCGTCCTTGTACTGCTTAACCATTGTTGCCATGGGCATTTCCTCCGCAGTTTTTCCTTTATTCTAACATCTGCCATTTTCGGAAATGCCCTGTACTGGCTGTTTTCAAGGGTTTGCTGCCTGGAAACCCTTACTGGTGGCCTGTGCATTTTTTTCTTGACATGCCGATACCAAGGGTTGCCGACAGCCAAAAGCCAAAAAACAGCCCTGTGTTGCAGCAATAGCTTTAAGCCGTGTGGCGAAAAAAAGTTTTTACCCATTATCCTTACCAGGGGCCTCATGCCCATACTGTGCAAGTATATCTGCAGCAGACCATTGTTTGTCATTTGTGGGCACTGGCCTGCACTTGTGGCACCTGGCACACCACATTGTTTCAATGTTTCTTATCTCGTTATCAAATAAGGCCCTGCCCTTCATGTGCACAAACAGGTGGGTACATTCCTTTTCTGGTATGCCACCACCAGCATTGGCATGCACCAGGGCCAGGGCTGCATCTAAACCATACAGCTTACAGCCCCAATCCATAACAACCTTAATGTCCTCCGTTTGGTTATTGCCAGGCACCTGGCCCAGGTAAGCCTGCAGTTGGCCATGCTTGTTTTCACCAACCACCAAGCCCATTGTTCCAAACAGTGTTGAAAACCAGGCAACAGCCCTTGGCTTGTATTCAAATGTGTCGTCCATAATAATTATCCTTTTTAAATTGGCCTGTGTTGGCCGTTTATTTTTCGGGTGCTACCCTACCAGGTAACACAAACCCTCCCAACCAGGGGGCAGGGCTTTAACCAGCCAGCCTGTTTTTGGCCTTAAGTGCCCTTAGCTTTGTCCTGTACAGCTTTTTAATTTCGTTAAGCTGCTCAACCGTCCAGTTGCTGGGGCCTGTAACAGTTTCCATTTGCACTACCTTGGCCTCGCCAATTTCCTGTACCAGGTTTAAACGGTACATGGTGGCATTGCCCGACTTGGCACTGTTGCAGCTATAGCATTGCAGCCAAATATTATTTTCGGTAAACCTTAAATCCCTCCTGGCCCCCACACTTAGGTAATGGCCAGCAAAGGACATATTTTTACCATAGGGCCTTTTACAGGACATGCAGGGCTGGCCCTTTCGCAGTTCCCTTATGTAGGCATTAACTGCCTTTTGGGTGTCGCCTGCATGGGCCTCATAAGACTTAAGCCTGTGCCTTGCTGCCTGGTCAAGTTTGGCCTGCCGTTTGCGTTTCTTGTCGGCAGCCCTGGCCTTGTCCTTTTCAAGCTGCAGCATTACACATGCCATGTTGCTGCAGGTTTTATGTGTAATTGACCTGGGCCAAAAGCTACCAAGGCAGCCTTCGGCTTTGGCCTTACACCTTTTTGGTTTAGCCTTCATTTGTTTTCTGCCAGCAACACAAAATAATCAAAGTGTTGGCCAAGTGTTTCAATTATGTCAACCTGTGGCCCCTCAAAACCCAACACACGGTTTTCCTGGGTGTTAATGTACTTGGGCAGGGTAATTTTGCGGTAAACAAAATCAATGCCCTTTTGTGTTGGCTGCCACATGCCCGATGCCCTTTTCTTGGTGTCACGGTTTACCATGGGTTCTGCCAGCCCCCACAACACAAGCTGGTTAAAATTTCTGTCCTTGGGCAGCACATTAAATTTGTCCAGGTGCAGGTGCTGCCCCCTGTATAATGCAACCAGCCTTACCAAAGAGGCTGCTGCAGTTGATATTATTTTTTTTCGCCACACCCTTTTTACATGGCCACAGTGTGGGCATGGCACATTTGGTTTTGCATCAAACATAAACATATATTGTTCTGCCATAGTTTAACCCTCCATAAGTTCTGCCATTTCCGCAATCTGCTCAGGGGTAAGCCCTGGCCAATAGTTGCTGGAAACATATTCACAAAACATTTTAAACACGGTTTGGAATTCCCCCTCGTCCATACTTTCAAAAGCCAGGCTTTTGGGCAGCCGTATAACATGGGGGCCAACACCAGGCACAACCACACCAAGTTCCTCGCAGCCAATGTGGCCCTCCCACTGCAGCCGTTTAAGCACCTTGTGTGCGTCCAGGTACTGGAAAGCCTCAATGTTTTGCTGGCACAGTTCGCCAAACCTGTGCACCAGCCTGTGAAACTTTGGGTTACGAGGCTTTGACAAAATGGCAAACACAATATTGCCAACCGTGTATTTCCTTGCCCTCATAATTTCGGCAGTGCCCTCCACTGGCAGCAGGGCACCAGCTTGGCCATGGTGTTTGTCCTGGCACTGCTGGCACAGCCGTATTACCTCAAAGGGCAGTTTCCTTGGCTTACTTGTGAGCTTTGGCATTGGCTGCCTCCAGTTTATGGTGGGCCATTTCCACTGCATTGTCATAACCAACAGCGTCATAAGGGCCAACCACCTTTTGGCAAAATGGCGACTTATTGGCTTCGGCAATATCTTGCTGGCAGAAAAACCTTTTAACCTGCACACTGCCATTGCTGTGCATGTATGCCCACCACTGGTGCACATTTGGTTTTGGTGTTGCCTTGGCAGCCCTTTCCAAATGGTTATTGGCCCAGCTTTGCATTTTCTCCTGGCTGCCCCAGCAGGCACTTGGGGCATGCTGGTAAAAGTAATTAACAAAGGCAGGCAGGTTGTTAATGTTTTCATGGTCTGCCTGGCCAACTGCCTCTGCCAGGTTGTTTGTAATAACAGCCTGTAAAAAGCTGCCAGGTATAACACCCCTTTCAATGTACCTGGTAATGCCGTCCATCATGCGGTCAGGTATGTAATACCTGTGCCCTTGTATGCTTACGGTAAACATATTATTTGCCCTCCCCTTTAAATGTTTTCATCCAGTACACATGGATTGCCTTGGCCTCGTCTTTGGTAAGGCCAAATTCTGTTTGCAAGTAAGGGGCTGCACCAAACATATTTACTTCCCCCGACTTCCTTAAAAAGTTTAAAAATGCCAGGTGGGCCTGCTGCAGCCCTGCTGGCTTTTCTGGTGTGCTGTGTGGCATAGTTTGCCCTCCCTTATAATGTTAAAATACTTTTGGGTGCCGAAACCCATTTTGGGGAAACAGGCCCCAGCACCCATGTGTGTTTTTATACGGTACATACCTTTTTTTTCATACAGGGCAATTTCTAAAGTTCGGCCACCAAAGCCATAACCTTGTCCAGGTCGGCCAAAAACTTAATGGCCTCCTGTGCCAGGTTTTCAATGTACGGCTCATCCCTGGTAACCCTTTTTATAAACACAGGCATTTTGGGCCAATAGGAAACAAAGTCAATCCACTGCCTGTTGGCCACCCACATGCCACCCTGCAACTGTGCCATGTGCTCGTTTGGCACCTCGCCACTTAGCAACAGTTCAAGCTGCAGGTGGGGCAGCTTGGTTTTTATTTCCACCAAGCCGTCTTCCCCAACCAAGCCGTCAGGGGAGTAACCCAGGTGGCTGCCATAGGCCACAAAGCCACAGGGCTGCACTTCCAAACCTGTGGCAAGCTCATACATAAGCCTGGCCTCGTGCTCCATTTCCTTGCCCCTTTCCATGTGGGCATTGGTGTAATACTCTTGCACCTCGCCTGTAATCCGCTCACCAGCCATTTTGTACATATAGGTTTGTCTGGTTTTGCTTGGTGCATTGCCCCTGCCTTTGGCAAGCAGTGTGGAAAACTCCGAGGCAGTTATACGGCCAGCCCTTAAGGCAAACCATTCCTCGCTGCCCTGTGCCAGTTCATTAAAGTAAGCTCTGCTGTCCATTGGCACCCCCTTTGTTGGCTGCAGGTTTTGGCTGCTGCTGTTTGCGTTTGTTGGCTGCAGAGGTTATGGCAGCAATGGCCTTGTCAAAATCCACAGCCTTAAGCTCCTGCAGGTTTTCAATGTTAAGGTACTGGAACAGCTTTGCCATATATACCTTGTTATCTGCCATGTCATTGTCCATAAGCAGGCCCCTTACCTGGTCGGCCTGGGCTTCGGTAATGTATGTTGGCATGGTGTCAGCTATACGGCTTTCCTCGCTTTCCCCAGTTTCAATACTTAGCAGCTTGAGGTAAGCATATTTAACAGCATAGCTTATGCACTTGCCTGGCCCCTTGTCGGCTGTGTCTTCTGCCACTGCAGTAATGGTGCACACAACTTTGTCCTGGGGGTCGTCAACATTAACAAAGGCAATTTCATAAGTGGCAGTAAACCTGGTAATGGGTGTGCCGTTTTTAGTTTGCTTGCCAGTGCCGTCAATGCTGCTGGCAATTTCCTTGGGCACAACCATTATGCCAAAGTTAATAAGGTGTGGCCGTATGGTTGCAGTAACCAGGTCATGGGTAACAGCCTTGTACCCTTCAACCTGCTTGTCCTTTTGCAGGTAACTTACCTGGTTCCTTACATGGTTAAGCCTTTGGTAAATGTTTAACCCTTCACCAGTGGGCTGTGCTTCAGTTCCTGGGGTGTTTTCCAGGGGCTGTTTGGCTTTTGTTGTCATAGCCTTTTCTCCTTTTTGGTTGTGCACATTACTTGTGCATTAGTTGGTTAATACGGTGCTCTGCTGCTTCCAGCAGGTTGGCCAAATTTGACCAGGCACCAAGTGCCCTGTGCAGGGTTTTGTAAATTCTAATTACCTGCTCCTTGGTAAACTGGTGGCCCTGTGGCAGCATGTTGTCATACACCCAGTTGCCCAGGTCGTCTTCCTGTATGCCAACCAGTTCACCAAGCTGCACCATAAATTCTTTTGCCTGGTCTTCCGTAACAGGGCCTATCTTGTCGGCAAACCAATCTTGCATAATACCCTCCTGGCATTGGCCCATAATTTTTTAAAGCTGTTGGTTTTTTCCAACTTGACCAGGGCCAGCTTGCCAAACCTTACTTCTTCTTGTATTAAGGCGTGAGTTCCTATAACAATATCTGTTCCGGCTTTCTTTATTTTATCTATCAGATTTTTCTTGGTTAGTTTCTCGTCATTCATACGGTAATCATTTCTGGTCAGAATTGCGATTTTCATGTCAAATCCTTTAAAAATATTTTTTAAGCTTT